CATAATTTTTCCTCCATCTCTTTAATCGATCATTTGTCCTGTGCAGTCGGCCTGGATTGTGTTGTCAGAGCCTGACGTCCCGCCGACCGTCCAATATCTGCATGGCCCTGCGGAGCCAGCACCGTTATAATACCGACTGTCATTGTGCATGGCGATGCCTTTAAGCGTCTGCTCCTCAAACCAGCAGTTTTTGATAGTGATGTGGTCACTGCTACCGAGAGAATATATCCCTCTTTGGGCTACCCCCTGCCCGTCAAATTTGATACCGTCAAATGTAATATAATCTATCCCATCAAATCTGAGTTGATTTTCACTTGTTGTCTGAATGAGCGCATTATGTGACGCATAATCCCCCTTATAGGTGATAATATTTCCAGATGTCCCGCTTACTGGCGGCACAAGTGTTGTTGTGATGGTGTCGCAGAGATATACCGTGTCCCCGGCGCTGATGCTGTAGGTATTGGCATTGTGGGCGCTCACACTCATAGCCTGCGCATAGGAACTTCCGTTCCCGGAGCCGGACTGGGTGACATAGAAGGTATCGGCCCTCGCCTGGGTCTGGCATAGTATGAGCAGACCAAACAGCAGGTGCTGAAATACAGCAGGCGATATCCTCAGTCTCGGGCGTTGGCCATTATCCGTTGGCCGTTGTCCATTGCTCCCGATAATATCGGGGTGAACGTCTCTTATCAGTCAACATTACCCCCAAAATAGCCTTTAATATGAATGATCACCGAATCGGCTACGTCCGCAGAGTTATCAAACCCGATCACGTGCCCGGTTTCGATGGTTGCGTGATCAATACTGCCGCTGGCCACGGTGGTGTAATAGACACCGGTGCCGTCGGTGGAGACCGTCACGGCCTCGATGGTGGTGGTTGATGTAAAGTCGGTGCCGGAGGCCTCTTTGAGCGTAAAATCAAAATCATCCACATCCGCCCACGCCTTGATCTGGGTGATGTTAAAGGTCATGCCCGTCTCGTTCACCCAGAGGGGCAGAAAGTCAGTCTCAGCCAGGTTGTCGGGCTCGGCAATAATTTTTATGATAGAAAAGTCAATGGGGATCCCCACCTGGTAAGTGCCGTCAAACAGCCGTATCCATCGGTCCGTGTCATAACTGAGTTGACCGGTCACGGCCACGTCCGGGTCGTCGTCCCCGGTCAAACGCGGATATTTGTTTTTGAGGATCCAGCTCTTTGTTCCCGCATTGGCGTCCGGGTTGATAATATCGGGTGAACTTTCCACACCTGACGCGTCATCATCCAAGACATATACATACAAACTGCCATTCGTTACATCGATGACCAACGAGATATCCCCATCCATGCAGGAGGCTCCATCAAAGGAATCCAGGGCGCCGGTGCCACCGCCGGTCAACTCGTAGAAGACTCGAAATTTGACGGCTGCGTTTACGTTAAATGCGAATAAAAACAAAATGACTGTTGTCACTATAAAAATAAACTTTTTCATGATATCCCTGTTTTCTTTTTTAATGACCGCACCAGCACGTTATCCGGCTTTGGGATGACTTTCCGTCTGATCTGGCACTTTTTCCCCATCTGCCAGGCCGTCTCCCAATCGCCATCCAGTTTTACCGTCACCCGTTCTGTCGGCCATTCGGGTTCGCTCTCCTCGTCTATCTCATAGTCTTTGGTAATCACATCCAGGATATCCCGGTCGGGTTTTTCCTCATCATCCACCATCGTCGCCTCCTCCATCTCCCGGACCATTTCCTTTTTTGGGTTGATACAGATCATCTCCTCGGTGACCGGGTCAAAACGGGTGAAGGGGTGCCAGACAAGCGCCGGTTTCCCGCCCCGGCCAAAGCAGGGGTGATCCGCGCAGGCACTAATCCCTTTTATTTTTTTGGTGATTTTGTCTCGCCGGATAAAGATCCAGTAGACCTCGCCCGATGAGGTAACGTAACGGTGATACACATATGCGTAATATTGCATACTGCCGTGTGTGTTTTTCAAGCAGACTAATGACGCATAGCTGGTTGTGACGGCAAAATCAGCGATCACTTGAATGGAGGTACTCTCACCCCTGACCTGGGGAGTAAAACAATAAGTACCGCCCGTCAGGGTGAAAGTATGGGTATTCGACGGATTCAGGTCTTCACTCTGGGCCTGGGTGCTGGTCTTTAGCGCCGCCTGATCAATAGAGGCTGATATCTGTTTAGAATTAGTCCCATCGTGGTCGTGGCCCTCCGCGTTGGCCTTCACGTCATATAGGATTTTGTATGTGTCGGCAGACCGGACCCCGTCGTCATACAGGTTATCTCCCGTGCATACCAAGGTGGTGGCCGTGGTGTCGTCAATCGTGTAGAGATTGCCGATGGCATCCCCGGACGTCATCAGGAGGGTTCGGCCGTTGTGTTCGTCCGCGTCATAGGCGGCCCCGCTGTCCGTCAGGACCCCGGTGGTATCGTCCGGCGGGTCTTCTGTGGCCGAACCTGAATCGCCGGTATCTAAAAGAGACATAATAACGGCCTCAATATTCTCGCGGATTTGTTCGAGGAGCTCCTCGCTTAAAGGCGAATCGTAGTCCGTCTCAGTAGCCAATATCGTCCGTAATTGTGATATGCCGGTCCAGAAAGACATGTAAAAAACCTCCGGTTTTTTGGCATAGGGCTTAGGGCATAGGGCATAGGGTTAAAAACGGGCTCTATGCCCCATGCTCTCTGCTCTATGCTATTTCAGGGACATATAACATCCGCCGCACTCATGGCCTGGCCGCTGGCGTATAGAAAGCCGTAAAGCTGCTGATCCGAATCGCAATTCCCATAACTCGAAAAGACCGCGATCCAGCCGGCGGAAGGTGTGGCGCCGATGGAGCTCCCCACTGTAACAATAGAGCCTTCACTTTCGTCAAATTCCACATCTGAGGTATCTTCAAATTCCACATCGCTGGTGTCCTCAAAGTCCGCGGTCTCCCGGCTGGCAATGGACGTGATTGTGAGATCCGTGGCCTGGCTCCGCATCCCCGCGTCAAAAAGATCAATAACCCAGCCCTCTTCAAACTTGGCCGCGTCGGCCGCCGACACCATAAACGTGGTGGTGCTCTCGCCCGAGACCACCGTCATAATTGGGCTGATGGCCACATACTGGCTTTTGTTGAAACCGGTATCTAATAGATCAAAGGTGACCTGCCCTCTGATCCAGTCAATTGGGCGGTTGATAATCTCCATCCGGCGGGCCGTGATCCCGCGCGTCCCGGTTTCCAGATCGGGCAGGGATTCATGGGTGATGGGGATCTGATCGCCCGGGTCGCTCAACCAACGGCTGAAAAATGCCTTGGCATTGATCTTGATAGGTGGCGGGTTGCTCCACCGGCCGAAGATCTTAGCCTTGCGTTTTGCGCAGATGTCCGTGGCCCGCCCCGCGATGCTGGCGGGGGAATGAGATGTGTGGAGGCCCTTGCTTTTGATCTCCAGGGGTTTTTTACCCGGCCCCCGGTTGTTGACACTGGTGCTGTCTACATAAAAAACTTGAGTCCCGTAATCATCGCCGTCATGATCATAATGGACTTCAACCTCATTGATCATGGACGATAGATTCATGTCGTAGCTCGGAAGACCCACGATCACATCCTCATCCAGGCTCTGCACCGTGTCCCGGCTGGCAATGGGCGGCTTCACGGGTTTCAAATTAAACCGGCCGTCCCCGTCCACAATGGGATAAATATTCAGGACCTTGAATATCTCGTTCTGCAGCCAGTCCTTGGCCTTTTCCCGTTTCGTAATGGAAAACTTCATGTAGTTGGAATCGCCCGGATACCAGTCGTCCCTGATGGCCTCGATGGATGCAACATTGATATATGCCTCATCAATCCCAAGCCCCACGTTTGACGAGTAATAATCATAGTCGCCGTTGGTGCCGTCCCCCGTGCTCGTAAGGATGGCCAGGACGATGTTGATTGGGTTTCCCTGGATGGTCACGGTCGTATCCTCGGCCCCCCGGAATATTTTCCTTTGTAGCCACTTCTGAGGATCTGTGATAGTGAATTCATAGGCCGCCAGATCACTGGTCATTTCGATATCTGTGACCCAGCCGGTCAGGATGGTTAGCATATCCGCTTCGGTCATGCCCATATAACCGGCCTTGATGGTCGTCTTTTTTCTGTGAAAATAATAGGTGTCCGTTGCCAGGAGTGCCGTGATCTCATCCTCACGGTCAAGCAGGGTCGCCGTGATATCTCCGATTGTGGCCTTGCCTTCCTCCGGGGTTACTTTTTGAGTCAGTCCG